CTATGCGCCCGATGATCTAAAGAAAAATAAGATCCAATATTTTGTCCACTTTAAATTTCTGCCAGGACTTGGATTTTATGGCTTTGGACTCATTCATATGATTGGCGGATTGAGTCGTACGGCAACGGCGGCTCTCCGTCAATTATTAGACGCAGGTACATTATCAAATCTACCAGCAGGATTTAAACAGAGAGGTGTAAGAGTTAGAGATGAAGCATCGCCAATACAACCAGGTGAATTTAAAGATGTAGATGCACCCGGTGGTAATTTGAGAGATGCATTCTTTCCATTACCATACAAAGAACCATCTCAAACATTATTAAATTTATTAGGTATTGTTGTACAAGCCGGTCAAAGATTCGCGGCTATTGCTGACATGCAAGTTGGTGATGGCAATCAAGGTGCTGCAGTTGGAACAACAATTGCATTATTGGAACGTGGATCAAGAGTTATGTCTGCAATACACAAAAGATGTTATTCAGCAATGAAAGCAGAATTTAAATTACTTGCAAAAGTTGTTTCACAATATTTACCACCAGAATATCCTTATGATGTAGTTGGTGGTGCAAGAAATATAAAACAAACTGATTTTGATAATAGAGTTGACGTAATACCAGTAGCTGATCCTAATATCTTTTCGATGTCTCAAAGAATTACTTTAGCACAAACACAATTACAGATCGCAACATCTAATCCACAATTACATAACATGTATCAAATCTATAGAAACATGTATAATGCAATAGGTGTAAAAGATGTTGATGCAGTTTTACCTCCACCGGCACCAACAGCACCGATGGATCCAAGTTTAGAACATATTAATGCTTTG